TGGTTCTGCACCTGCAGGAACATCAGCGATTGCATTCTCCGATAATGGTAGAGAACAATCAGAACTCGATGCAGATACTGGTTGGGACCAAAACGCAGATGGCGTAAACTTTGGTGGATGTGGTTCACTCTCACTTTCTTTAGGTGGTGGAACTAACTATGGTGGTTCTACAAATCTGACTAGTGCCGGTTCTCTTGAGTGTGGAGTAGGTGATATCAAAACTGGACTTGGAAAGTTTGAGAACACTGAAGAGTATGAAGTAGACTTCATCTTGATGGGTTCTGCTAAGTACAGTAAGACAGAATCGCAAAGTATTGCACAAAAGTGCATCGCAGTTGCTGAAGCAAGAAAAGATGCTGTTGCATTCATCTCGCCAAACAGAGGTTCATTCATCAGTGACAACGCAGTTGGTAGTGTAACTGTCAATGACATTGACACCACCACTAGCAACGTACTCGGATTCTACGCACCTCTTTCGTCTACTACTTATGCCGTTTTTGATAGCGGTTACAAGTATATGTACGACCGTTTCAATGAAACTTTCCGTTATGTTCCTCTGAATGGTGATATCGCTGGTACATGTGCCAGAACGGATATTCAACAGTTCCCATGGTTCTCTCCTGCAGGAACTTCAAGAGGTACAATTCTCAATGCTGTTAAGTTAGCATACAACCCAGGTAAGAAGCAAAGAGATCTTCTTTACTCCAACAGAATCAACCCAATTGTCTTCTCCCCTGGAGCAGGAATCATCCTCTTCGGTGATAAGACTGGATTTGGTAAATCTTCTGCATTCGATAGAATCAACGTTCGCCGTTTGTTCATCTATCTAGAAGATGCAATTTCTGCTGCCGCTAAGGACTTCCTCTTTGAATTCAATGATGAAATCACAAGAACTAACTTTGTGAACATTGTTGAACCATTCCTCCGTGACGTTCAGTCCAAGAGAGGCATCTTTGATTATGTCGTAATTTGTGATGAGACAAATAACACCGCTGCTGTCATTGATAGCAACGAATTTGTCGCGGACATCTACATCAAACCAGCAAGATCGATTAACTTCATCGGTCTGACGTTCATCGCTACTAGAACTGGCGTTGATTTTGAAGAAGTTATCGGCTCCGTTTAATTTACTTAGAGGTTAACTCAAATGCCATCCAGAAATCAAATTAACCCACCTTCCCTAAGGAAAATTACCGACTTCAAGAGTAAATTAACTGGTGGTGGCGCTCGCGCCAATCTCTTTGAAGTCGTCCTTACTTTCCCAGATGCGGCACAACCTGACTCGGTAACTCTTGAGAAATCAAGGTTCCTTGTCAAGGGTGCTAATCTTCCAGCATCTAATATCGCTCAGATTGAAGTTCCTTTCAGAGGAAGAAGTCTGAAAATCGCAGGTGATAGAACCTTCGATTCTTGGACCGTTACAGTTCTGAACGATACCGACTTCGCCATTCGCTCTGCATTTGAGCGTTGGATGAATACCATCAACAGAGTTTCTGATAACACTGGTCTGGTCAACCCAGCAGATTATCAAGCAGATTCTTATGTCTATCAATTAGACCGTGATGGATCTACGCTCAGGTCTTATCGCTTCTACGATGTGTTCCCAACTCAGGTAGCACCAATCGAACTCTCTTATGATAATGGAACTGGTATTGAAGAGTTCACCGTTGAACTTCAGGTTCAGTGGTGGGAAGCATATAAAGGCACTGGTGCAAATGCTGGTGGTGAAGACATCAACTAAATAGAAGAAGGAAAAGACACTTAATCACTTATTATGGCCAAACTTTTTGGTTTTTCTATTGACAGAAATCAAGACAAGTCACCTTCAATTGTCTCCCCCGTTCCTCAAACTAATGAGGACGGGGTTGATAATTATGTTAGTAGTGGATTTTATGGTCAATACGTTGACATTGAAGGTGTCTTTAAGACAGAACATGATTTAATAAAAAGATATAGAGAAATGGCACTTCATCCAGAAGCGGATGGTGCTATTGAAGATGTTGTTAATGAAGCAATTGTTAGTGACTTATATGATTCACCTGTAGAGATTGAACTCTCAAATGTTGGTGTTAGCGAACCTCTGAAGAGAAAAATCAGAGATGAGTTCAAATACATCAAAGAAATTTTAGACTTTGATAGAAAGTCGCACGAAATTTTCCGTAACTGGTATATTGACGGAAGACTTTATTATCTGAAAGTTATTGATATGAAAGCCCCTCAAGAGGGTATCAAAGAACTCAGATATATTGATCCCCTTAAAATGAAATATATCCGTAAGGAGAAAAAGAATCCTAACGGAAATGGTGGAAGATTTGATAATGGTATTGTAAGAATTAATAAGCAAGACGATAATCTTACAAAAGCACCAGAGTTTGATGAATATTTTCAATATACACCATCCCCAAGTACAACTGGTGGACTTGCAGTAAGTCGTGGTTCAGCAAAATCTGTCAAGATTGCTAAAGATTCTGTCACATATTGTACTTCTGGTCTTGTAGATAGAAATAAGAATACTGTTCTTTCATATCTTCATAAAGCAATTAAGGCACTCAATCAACTTAGAATGATTGAGGATTCTCTGGTCATCTACAGATTATCCAGAGCACCAGAACGTCGTATTTTCTATATTGACGTTGGTAATCTTCCAAAAGTAAAAGCAGAGCAATACCTCAAAGAGGTTATGTCTCGCTACAGAAATAAACTTGCATACAATGCTCAGACTGGAGAAATCCGTGATGATCGCAAATTTATGTCTATGATGGAAGATTTCTGGTTACCACGTAGAGAGGGTGGTCGTGGAACTGAAATCACTACTCTACCTGGTGGACAGAATCTTGGTGAACTTGCTGATATTGAATATTTCCAGAAGAAACTCTACAGAGCACTTGGTGTTCCTGAATCAAGAATTGCTGCTGATGGTGGTTTTAATCTTGGTCGTTCTTCAGAAATCCTTCGTGATGAACTTAAGTTCTCCAAATTTGTTGGTCGTCTGAGAAAGCGTTTTGCTCAGATGTTCAATGATATGCTCAGAACTCAACTGATTCTGAAAAATATCATCACTCCCGATGATTGGGAAGTAATGAAGGATCATATTCAATATGATTTCATTTATGATAATCAGTTTGCAGAACTAAAAGAAAAAGAAATGGTAGAAGGCAGACTTGCTCTTCTTGCACAGATTGAACCATTCATTGGTAAATATTATTCTACAGAATACGTTCGTAAGAGAATTCTTCGCCAAACTGATGGTGAGATTGTTGAAATTGATGAACAAATTGAAGATGAAATTGCAAAAGGAATTATTCCTGACCCATCAACTGTTGATCCAATAACTGGTCAACCACTTCCACAACCTGTAGGTGAAGGTTCTGGTATGGAAGGAATGGGTGCAGATCCTACTGGAATGGGTCAAGTTCCTGCAGAACCAGACTTGGAAGCACAAGCACAAGCAGTAGATGCTCAGTACCAAGCAGACACTAGGAAAGCTGAGTTATAAATAGATTATATCAATATATTGATTTTTTATGGAAGATGTTATCGATTTGATCGCTACTGGTGGATCTCAATCCGACGTTAGCGACAAAATGAAAGAACTGCTGTATGCAAAAGCAGCAGAACGAGTTGACATTGCAAGACCATATGTTGCTAATGCAATGTTCGGTCAAGAATTTGAATATCCTGAAGTTGACGAAACTGAAGATGAAGTTGAGACTGAAGTTGAAGCGGAAGCAGAAACTGAAGTTGGTGATGAAGTAGAAACTGAAGTAGAAACTGAACCAGAAGAGGAATCAGAAGAATGATTATCAAAGTTCTAGCTGCGGAGGGAAATTTAAATGCCGCATCTAATGTTGAT